ATAGCCCAACCCGGACCTTTTGTTTTGATATCTGGATCGTATGTCTCTAAGTCGACAGCTATTTCTTTTGCTTCGGAGAGATTAGGAACTTTCTCTGGTGGTGTCCACTCACTCGGAGTCTGAAATAGAGGTATCTGTTGCGCCATCTTTTTTCCTATCATTTATTTCACCCGCAATCGCCGCATATCCCGCCATGTCTATGTAACAATCTGTTGTAGGTCTGTGTTTTAATCTTGCTACTTTTAAAAGTAACATACATATAGCTACATCGTGTGCAGATATAGTGTAACCTAAATAGGCACTCCATAACTTTGAAATGTTTTCATGATTCTGATACTTGTCACCATAATCATGTTGACGTTGACCAGTAACAATCTTTGCCGCCGTATCTAAATATTCTCTAGTCTTCATCTTTCTCCTTTTTGTTGATAGACCGTAAATCATTTGTAAGTAGTTGTAAATCAAGTAATAATATTTTTAATTCTTGATCAACTTTCTCACGGTTTAATTTTGGTAACTGTGCACGTATCTTACGTATTTGTTTCTCTGTCACACTGACTTGTTTCAATGCAGTATCTATTGTAAACATTAAAATGCCTCCGTAAATTCTCTGTCCGTTTGTGAACGAACAATGTTTAATGTATTTCTTGCACGCGTCATTCCCACATAGAATACACGTCTCTCTTCGTCTCGTTGCGACCAATACGATACATCAGCCTTACGAGTTAAATCTGTTAATAGCATTACGTTATCCGCTTCACCACCTTTTGATCCATGTATCGTGGACAGTTTGATCCGTGGTGCGCGTCTAATGTTTTCTTGACGACGTAAACACATACGTACATACGTTTTTTTAGTAGACTCAATATTTTCTAATGCTCTAAACCAAGGTAAATCTTTATCTAATTTTAATCCGTAGCTATCTCTCAACATATCAAAGGTAAACATTTTATCTTTATCTACATTTGCCATACCTTTAAATTTTTTATCGACACCTGTATTTATTTTTACGTAGCTGTAAAATGATTTGACTCTTTTAAGATCTAATTCTTTTCCTTTGCGGATATCTTCCCATGCCAATATAGCTTGATGCACAAGTTTATTAATAGAGGTGCGGTCTCCTCGCTCATAGAAGTAACCATAAATTTTTAGTTCTTCTTCTAATTTATCTAAACGGTAGCCATCTCTTGCTAGTACTAGCCACTCACCTTGTTTCATTTTTTGTAACTGTTCGACCGGGTGTATGTTTACTTGACCTTTTTCATCACGCGCTGTCCATTCTTTGTCTACTCTATCTTTGACACGCTTAATTAATTTATTTGCTTTTGCATGAATAGACTCTGATAATCTATATGACTTATTTAGTATGGTTCTTTTACCGTCCATGTTCATTAAGAACTCTGGTCTTGCACCCGCCCAACGATAGATTGCTTGATCATCATCACCGGCTATGTACACACGTTTTGCTTTTGTAAGAACACGCTCTACCATTTTCCATTGCAACCAACTAAGGTCTTGTGCTTCATCTACAATCACCACATCAAAGTTTGGCATAAGATCATAATGTTTTTTATTGAAGTCTACAATCATGTCTGTCATGTCATACTTGTTTCTCTCTTTTTTATAATCAATCAATGACTTATCAATGTACTTTAGTTTACGTAAACCACCTTCGATGTTTCCAACATCTGGATAATTAAAATAAGCTTCAGAGGTTAGTCCTCGTATCTTTGCACCGTCAATGACTTGCATAAACACATCATCGGGAAAACCTGCACCGTATTTTTTTATGTTGTTGTTTGGATTACTTAATTTTATTTGTGTCTTATTAGATACTCTTTTGTAATCTTCATCACTCATAATGTTTTCATCTTTTAAATGTAACTCTCTGTATGCTAAACTATGCAGTGTACGAAAGTTTGAAAAATCTTTTATGTCATAATTTAGTTGTGAGATAGCACGAGATAATGCTTCATCTGCCGCTTGATTTGTAAATGCAAGATAAGCAATCCTGTGTGGTGATACATTATTTTCACGCAACTCTTTTTCTACAATGCGTAGTAAGTGCGTTGTTTTACCTGTGCCGGGTGGACCAAATATTATATTTCTATCCATCAAAAAGGTGTCTCCTCAGTCATGTCTGGAGTATCAAACTCATCAGTATTTTTTCTAATCCAAGGTACATACCAAAGATAAGCTGTCTTACCTTTTATTTTTTTTCTTACATCTCCGCCGTTTAATTTACTTCTAATATGTGCCAACATTTCTGTAGCAGTAAAGTCTTTAAAATCGTTTCTTTTCAAGAACTTCTGCAACCATTCTGATTTAAAATATGCAGTGTCTCTATTTACTTTACCTTTTTTTTCTTCGTATTCTCTTTCTTCAAACAATGCTTTACCCATATCTACTTCATCTATGTGTTCTGCTGAACCTTGATCTTCTAAGAAACGTTCAAGTAAAGTTTCAAATCTACCTGTCTTTGTAATCTCATGTGGCATCTGTATAACAACAACAGTTTCTAATAACATTTGTAATCTGCTGTCCCAATCATTTGGTCTCATCATGTTAGGCATCACATTGATTTCATTCATACATGCTTGTCTAAATTTATGTTGATTGTATAATTGATCCGTTGATAGTTTTAATCTTCGTGCATCAATATTTAAAAACCACGTTGACTCATCACTTTCAAACTTTGTTAAGTCACTGACTTGATGTTCAAATGAATTACCGATACCATATTGTTTACCCTTACATAATGTTTGTGAGCACACGGCGCACATAGGTTGATCTTTACATTTGTATTGATAATCTTTTTTCTCATGCTGTCTTATTGTTTTAACAACTTGTTGAGCCGGTAATGGTGTTTCCATATATTTATGATTAAACTCTTCTATCTTTGCTTGCCACTCTTCTGGCCATTTCTTTTTTGCATACACAGCGTATTGATACAATGTATTATCTCTACCGCCGGGTGGTATGCCTTGTGACATCAATGTAGACAGACAAGGTGGTCCGTCTTTTAGTTCAACATCATTCTTTCTTTTTACTTTAAAATCTTTTAAATCTTTTTCGGTCGTACAATAACGGTCATATAAAGCAAAGAAATCGCTAAGACTACTAGCGCTACCATCGTCGCTAAAGCCATGACGCATAGAATCATCACCACCGTGATAGGGAAGATTAAGAAAGTTTCCAGTATCTCCGCGATCTGCTTGTATCTCAATTTGTTTTGGAAATATTTCACAATTTGCATAACCTAATTCTCCTGCCCATTCCTGTAATTTATCGCGCATAAGTTTAGCTTGTACAGGTTCTCTTGTAAATAAAAATACATGTGCACCACCACTTTTTGATCTACACATAACAACTGGTAATTCTAGTTCTCTTATCTTTCTTACAATCTTTTTATGATCTAATGGATATGTATCTATATCTATACAACCCCATATACATTTTGAATTATCTCTTATTGGTATGATACCAAGACTAGGGTCTTTACCCTCTATGTGGTCTATCCACAATTGATCTGTAACAGGTGCTTTCTTTATAAAAGCCTGCCCGCTTGCTTTACCGTTTACTAGTTGCCCATCACTTTTATATTGACCATAGGCACGATCCAATCCATAAAATATATCTTTAAACTTTTTTACTCTTTCTTCCATATGTACTCACAAATTAAAAGGGGCGGTTGCCCGCCCCGTGTTAGTTAAAACGGAACCTTGTCTGTAGTAGTAGACTCTTCCTCATACTTAACTTTAATGTCCCCTTTACTTACGCTTTCAGCAAATGCTTTAGCGACATTGTAAAGGTTAGCATCTTCAAGTTGAGACTCTCTACTAATTTCCCAACCATACCAGTTACCTTTATCGTTACCCTCTTTCATAGTTTTGAGGCGATAGTAGTGACTGTAAGATGGTGGTGTAAACAATCCATTCTTACCATTTAATTTTAGGTTAAGTAACATAGAGTTCCACTTTCTACTCTTTTTAAGCTGTGTAGCTTTCATTGTAAGTAAAGCCGGAGTAGCATCTCCGTTTTCACCAATGAGTAGTATGTAGTGGTTACCACACGTTTCAATATAATTACCATTTTCTAAACGGTCCTTATTATTTTCATCGCGTGTAGTTTTTGTCAAGATGTCACTTGAAGCATCATAAACATTAATTGGAGCACCCGATCCTTGTCCCCTGTCAGCCCACTCAACGTATTGACGTTGATACGCACACGGTAGAACACTAATACCTTTTGTTCCGTCATACAGTTCATTAGTAACTGTATTAAAAATCATTCCGGCTTTAGCACCTTCTAGGTCTTCTAGTTCTGGTGACAACTGCATCAAGACTTTTAATCTCGGTGTCGCTAAGTCATCTTGTGAAATATTTTCAAGGCCGCTAAATGCGTCCCCTTCCATTAAATCTAGACTTAGTGCAGGTAGTTGACTTTCTTCTTTTTTTACAACATCAGCTTTTGCCATGTGTTTCTCCTTTTTACTTTTTACTTATTTTAGTTTCGGCGCCAACAAAGACTCCGAAAGTGTCCATCGGTAACTCACTACCCTCAGTGATTTGTTCTCGAACAAATGCTTTGAGAGTCATGGGTTCCACCCAGACCTTCTGTGTAGGTTCATAGCCTAACGTAGATATCTTGTCAATAAATTCATTAGCCGATGCATCTTCACCTTTACCGAACGTAGCTGATACTTGGTTTTTAATCAAGTCACCGTGTCCGTTATCACGAAGCCAGTTAAATGCTTCTTCGCGATGTCTTACTGGAATAGAAGCCTGTACTAATTGTTTCACCTTTACAGATGACCCATCTTTCAGTGTCAAACTTTCTAATCCTAATTCTGACATTTTTGCCGGAATTATTTCTTGTGACAATTTACGAGCCGCTTT